TTACTGTATTACTACGAGTGTCTACAAATTCACCTCTAGGACCAATCCGTTCGATTGCTGCAGTCGGTGCACCACCTAAGCTCTCAGAGCTGATGGGATCGCTAAGAGCAGTAACAACTGCTTCCCCAGGAGAAGCACCGAGCCCGTAATTTATAGCTGCATCGAGCAAAAGTGCTTTTGTCGCGGGTTTAGCAGAAGATCTAACTGTAGTAGGTAACTGCTGGACCGCACGGACAGGTGCACCAAGAGAACCCCTGCCTTGTAAGGCAGTCCTTCCAATTAAATAATTCCGTGTTCCGACTGCTTTCTGTAGCGGTGTGAAATCAGGAGCTGGTTTGGTGCCTAGGGCGCTTGGCTTTGAGGGGTCGAGAGCGTTAAATTCTGTATAAGGTTGAATAGGCAGGAGCCTTTCATTGCCTCGGGTAAACATTTGAACGTTACCTGAACTGCCCCCGTACGGGCCACGGACAGAAACCTCAGTCATGGGACCGGCAAAACCAGCTCTCTCGTAAAGATTTGCACGCCAGTCGGGATCACCTCCAGGGCGCACATTCTGGTAGTTTTCAGTTACCGGTGTCAATTGCGAAACAGAACCAAAAGGACGTTCCGACTGCATTATCTGATTTTTAAAAGTATCAAGTGTTTCCTGTTTTAAGTTCTCCGGCAATTCGAACCCACGCGACTCCCAATATTTCGGGGTTGCCATTGCACCGCCCGGCCTGGTCACGGCGGAAGACCTTGATCTAAGTCTTTCAATCTCTTCTTGCTGGCTACTTCTTAAGGGACCCGACTCTGCCAAAGGTTTACCTTCATCCTCTGCTAAAAAAGCAGCACGCTGATTCTGATAATTTCGTGGATCAGACTCTATTTCTGCTATATCTCGGGCATTAACATCAGCTACGTTTGGAGCGGTCTCAAATCCGTAATCAACCGTATTGCCAACAGGGACACGGAAATCCTTTAAGAATCGTTGTGCCGCGCTAGTCGGAGTGCCTCCTCCAGGGAATGGGAGAGTTTCAAACTTCATTTGCCAAGGATTTTTTGTCCTTGGATCGCGTGCACTTTCAATATCAACAATTACATCTTTGCCTCCAGAAAGGCCCATTAAGCTATCTGACTGTTCTACTTCCCTCTTAATCCTAGGCCGCTCTCCGGGTAGCTTATAAGCTTCAAGCGTCTCATCGACTATGGTATTAGGGTCGATGCCTTTGCGCCCAATGATGTTACCTTCTCCATAAAAGTCCAGAATTTCCTGGTCTGTGATATTGGAGCGGAGGTAATTCGTCATAAAGTCGTCAACTTTTTGACGAAATCCTGTACGCGTTTCGGGGGCCACTAATTTTAACGGTTTCTTCTCTTGCCATTCTACTGAAACCTATTACACTGGTTTGGCTTCCGCTACTCCCATGGAACACCAACGGATTTACGACATCAAGAAGTCCCTTGAGGACATGACGATGGACGAACTCGAGGAGATGAGCAAAAATCTTAACAAATTGGTACATGTGCTCGTCGCCAGGCAAATTGCAGTAGAAGATACAATCCTGGAGCGCCTGGAGGGAGTGTTTGCTCAGTGACACCTAATGAAGAAAAGTGGCACCTTAGGTTTCTCAAATTAGCTGAAGAAGTAGCAGATTGGAGTAAAGATCCATCTACGAAAGTTGGCTGCATTCTTGTAAAGGATCGGCGTATCGTTTCGACCGGGTTTAACGGTTTCCCGAGAGGGATAAGCGATGATCTTGAGACGCTACTTGATCGCGACAAGAAGTACGAAATCACCGTACACGCAGAAGTCAATGCCGTTACAGCCGCAGCATTACACGGCGTTAGTACGGATGGATGCACGGCTTACGTGACGTTCACGCCATGCAGCAGGTGCGCTTCTGTGCTGATCAATGCTGGTATCAAAGAGGTGTACGTGATCAACGGACGCCACATCCCGCAACGTTGGGTCGACAACTTCCAACTTGCGAGTAAGATCCTCTACGAGGCTGGCGTCCATTTCCAAGCCCTCGATCCAACCTGACCCTACCATGAACCTAATTATTGCCTCCGCTACTTACAACGGAGAGGTTTTCACCGAGAACGGGTTGCGCTTCATGCAACTCTCGATCCCCGCCAGTGGGAAGAACGCTGCTGTCCCTCTGTCAGTAATTCCTAACAAAGCAGCAGGGGATAGCTTCGATGCATTCGCCCCAGGTTGTCAGATGCTGGTGAGTGGGCGGCTTTATCCGAACCGTAACGACTACAAGATGTATGTCGTACCGACTCAGCCTTTGCAAGTGGTCTCGAAGGACCTCAATGTGAATCAGGTAAATCTGGCGGGCGGTGTCGGTTTCATTCAGGAGAAAAAACTGGAAGACCTGTTCGCTTTCAGCCTGATGTGTAAGGCTCCAAGCCAGCAACTGCTCGGCCATAACTGGCAGGACAGCCTCGGTTTCCGGATCGAAAGTTGGGGTGATGATGCCCGCCGCCTGGAGGCTCTGCTCTACGTGGGTCGGCAGATGGCAATGACTGGTGCGATTCGCTACAACACCTGGACGGCTCAAGATGGCAGTCAACGTGGCACCTACCAGGTGAGGGTACGGGCGTCACAGTACTCGGTATTCGGTAAGAATCAACCCAAGACGGAGGGTGAACCAGCTGAGGCGAAGGCTCCGGCACCTACACCCAAGCTTCCGATGCAGCAGGGGGTCGGGACACCAGCGAGCGTAGAAGAGGACGGAGTACCATTCTGATGGTCCAATAAGTTTTCCTTATGCATTAGATGGCCCTCTTCCGCTTTGGTGGATCGGGGCTATCGTTATGAAGCACCCTAAAAAGTGCTCTGATCCATTGCAACGACTGAAATGTCCGTACTTGACAGGTACCTGAACACAGAGAAATACCAAGGCGAGATGCGAGAGCTCGTCAACGCCCAGATCCTGAACGACAAGTCCCAATGTGGACTTTTCCTTAAGGATACCGCACTGGCTCGCATTGGCTGGTCCGGCGATGTTAAGGACTTCCCCAAGGCAGAAGAGTACGTCCACACCTACAACAACGGTGACAAGAACGAGGGTCTCTTCTTTAAGACTCCTCGCATGGTGATCCTCCACTGCGGTTTCCGTAAGAACGTTACCTTCATCGAGAACTCTGAGAAGGGTGGCATCGATGGGATCTACCCCAGGGATTCCTATCTGTACGACGATTGGGAGGAAGCGAACCCTGGTAAGCCCAGTCCCTACAAGCGTCGTCGTCTGATGCTGATGTTCCTGGTGAACAAGAATGGCGCTGCTGTCCACAAGAAGCCGCTGATCCTCTCGATCCACGGGGGTGCCTCGAACCTGTTCTGCGACGCCTACGCCACGTTTATCGAACAGCTCGAATCAGCTTTCGCTGACCGCATGGGCCTCAAGTCTGCTGCAGGTTTCGACCCCAAACAGGCTGCTGCTGCGATTTTCACCCCGACCTTCGGCGCCCAACTGTACGGCGGTGACAAGGCCAAAAGCTGGATTGCCTACCCGGAGAAGTGGGTTGTTCCTACTGCGGAAACGGTAGAAGAGTTCTTCCCGAAGGAAGAAGAGGACATCGATTTCATCGAAACTGTGTGGGAGACCGTGCCTCCTGAGGTCTACGCCAAATCCTTCTTTGACCAGTGTCAGAAGGAGATCGGCTATCACGCGATCAAGCCCGGTCTCGACTTCACACTCCCTCCCGTTGATGGCGGTCGCGGAACCAAGGCTCTGTTCGGAGCTCGTGACGAAGAAACTGGGGAAGTTGTACTCTCTTGATTTCTAATTAGAATCAGATCGGTGCAGGAACCGCTCCTTCGGGGGCGGTTTTTTATTCGCTTCTAACGGTACGAGCCGCGCTCATCTCCAGATCGGCTAAGCGTCTGACCAGACCACGAATGATAGATTGTCGATGGACCGCTAATAGAAGTAATTTTTTAGCGCCTTCTCGTAGATGATCGGGGTCGGTAGCTTTATCTAACTCAGAGTTTAATCTAGCGAGCTGGAATTCATCCTCCATGGAGAGTGTGAAATCATCTGGATCGAACTGAAACTCGATTAACTCAAAGTTAGACATACGCCCAGAACATAATGCCCACTCTAGCCAGAAACAATTTTCTGTATGTACTTAAGACTACAAAGAGATCATTAAGATAAAGGTTGAAAGATCCGTAAAATACGGTATGGTGTCTAGGCACCACAGGCACCCTCATGGCCGGCAAGAAATCCCTCAGCGGTCAGCTCCACCGCGAGCCCGTCAAGAAGCGTACGTCCATCGGACACGGAATGCGGAAGTCCAGCTCCTTCAAGACACACGGTGAGAAGAAGTATCGCGGGCAAGGGAAGTAAAAACCACACCAAAAGGTAGGGTTCTTTCGGTTCCGTTCTGTGTTTCAGCGCTGTAAAAATAAAACAGTTGCTGAAACACAGTCAAATGTACGTAATTGCCCCTACAATACGGAAACCCAAAGAAACTGAAATGGCCTTATCTTCCCAGGTTCGCGAAGCAACTGAAAAAGCAGCCGCCTCCCTGCGAGAAGCCCTTGCTTTCGCTGCACGTACCGAACATCCCGTCACCATCTCTACGCTGACTGATATTCTGGTGCGCCTGGAATCGATGGAGAGTATCGAAGAGCTGATGGAAAAATTTGGGAAACAAGGTATTCCCAAGTCCATGTAAAGCTGTTACAATTAAAAAGTTCCCCCTCTCTTTTCGATGGGGCATCTGGTCACGCGTCAGGCAGATAGCCTGGAGGGCGGCCACGGTTCAGGCGACGTCCGACAACGTCGCCCCACTATTTGTCCGGTCAGAAGCCAAAGGGAAAGGCAGGTGGACAACACATTCAGTAGCTGGTTCGAGTCCAGCCTGACCGATAGGGTGCAGCGAGGCAAGCTGCATTAAACGAAGGATTCCCCTGGGCCGCAACGTAGATCACCGTAGGCGGACAATCCCGCCCTAACTAAATTCGAAAGAGTATCTTACGATGCTTGGCTCCAGTGACTTATCCCGTTACGATGGGATGCGCCCTGGAGTTTCATTTTATGTACGGGTACCACAAGGACGACTTCGACACCTACGCCAGGCTTTTCTCTGAAGAGAGCACTCGCATCGTTGAATTGATGCGGATCCTCGATGAGAAAATTAACACCGAGCTGGATATGCATTCAGTTCGCCCCAAGGACCTCTTTAGGATGGTGATGGACCTTTCTTACGATGTGGACCGTACATACAAGAAAGAAAAGAATATTCAAGACGAGCCATACACTGTCACCACATTCTCTTCCAAAGATGAAATCTTTTCTCAAATGCGTACATATTTCCGAGAGGAATTTCAGCGCTACCTTGATGGAGTCAATGGTGATGATCAATGAAAATAACACCTGGACGCTACCTATTGATGAGGACGGTGTTCTTACCCTCCCGGATGAGCTCTGGAATTTACTCGGTTGGAAAGAAGGAGACCAAATCGAGTTTCTGGACCAAGATGACGGATCTTTTCTGCTGGTAAAAATCGATGAAACTGCATCTACTGAAGGAGAGGCTGATCCGCAGGATGACGGTTAATTACGTCGCCTATATGGGTCAGCCTAAGATGACCGAAGAATGGCTTCAAGGTTACCACCAGGCTAAACGAGATGCCGAAAAATTCATCGAACAACAAGAAATCTATGCACCTTACGATGAACAACAGTCACAATGAACTGGCCTGAGGCTATCGTCACAATTGCTGGTATGGTATGTGCCACGAGCTTGATCAAAACTATCCTCCGTTTCATTGGAGGGATGCGTAAGTACTAATGGAGCAAATCTCTACACAACAGCCCGATTGGGTTTGTCACGATTGCGGGCAACTATGGGGCCGCTGGTACGAAGATGGCGAGTATTTCGGGCCATCTACTCATTGTGCTACCTACCACAATAGCCGCTGTGGTGTCTGCACTCGAGTGGTTCCCGTCACTGAGCCACGAGATTATGGCTTCCTTCGGCGTGGTTGGCAGAAAAACTTGTCGGCTAAGTGAAGACCGCTAAAATTTGTCTGTTGTAACCCTTCTACAATGAAGATCCGAAAACAGGCTAAATATCGCGGCGGCCCTTCCGAGATTCTCGAGTCCATCGAGTTCGAAGGATATGAGATCAAAAGCCTAAAGCATGGTAATACTGGCCACGTTCTGTACCGTTTCCCAAGTGCAGTATACGATTGGGAGCCGTGCTGGACGATGGATCTTGAAACCGCTAAAAAAGGTGTAACTAAGTACAATTCACGCCAAAAAGAAGCCGGTACAGTACAAGGCTAAGCACCTGTAGAATCGCATCTGTAGTAAAAAAATAGGCCTAGAAAGTGGTCCGACCCGCATTCCGACATAGCGACTTGATGGATTCCCTGGCAATGGAAATCCATGCCTACCTCTTAGAGATTTCTACTGAGTTCAAGGGGAGTCGTTTTGTCTTGATTCCTATCACGGAGATCGTAAAGAAATTTGAGAGGAATCATCGTACAATCCAACGCCGCCTTAGTGCGCTTCAGGATGAAGGGTTGCTCGTCACTGTTATCAAAAAGCAAACGATCACCCTTTATCACGTAAAAGATCAAAAGGATCAGCCATGACCGACGAAAAAGCCACGGGTCATCTCGAAACGATTGCATTCCTCCTCTCGTCATTTACTGATAACGGGAGGAGTCTTCGGGCTTTCACAACGAACCCGCAAGAGCTAGCTATTACGATTTTGACCGCTGGTCTATTGTCGAATAGCAAGCTAATGATTACGCCAGAGGATGCGGTCCGGAGTGCGTTTGATATCCACGCACGCATTCAACGGCATGTTGGACAGTATCAATCAATGCAATTTGCAGCCAACATCGAGGGTTGCTTCAATCCACCACACCCAGAAACGGGTGAAATAGAGGGGGATTGAGGGTGCTCAAAAGAGGCGTCCCTCTTCAGAAGCCGCAACGATCCGTGAGTTGATTCGAACGCGTACTTCAAGCTGTGGCAGGCAGCCTCCGGGTCCGTGTGCTCGCCACAAGTGTAAGCATCAATAGATGCATATCCGTATTGAGGCCAGGAGTGGAGCGAAATGTGTGATTCAGCGAGTAGGGCAATTGCAGTCACACCCTGAGGTTCAAATTTATGAGTGACGAGGCTCAAAAGAGTAGCTCCGGCTGCATCTGCCGCTTCCGTCAGTGCCGTCTTCACAAACTCTTCATTATCTAGAAGGGTCGGATTTCCGCCAAAGAGTTCGTAGATGGCATGTCGCCCTACGACCTGAGGAACCTCATACACTAAACCGCACCGATAGTTTTCACCCATTTTACGAGTACTGCATCCGCCGAGATCCTAGACAGCAGAAGGGAAATCCGGTACTTTACCGGGAGCTGCGCAACCCTAATGCCCCTAATGATGCATGAAAAGGTCGCAGAAATTCCGGCTGAAAAGGAATTAGAGCGAAAAGTTTATACAGAGTACTCTGCCGAGAAAGATTATCGGCAGTTCATGGATTACCGGTCGGAGGGAGATACACGCCTAACAATCAATGGATCCCGTCACTACAAAACTCCCTACGGAGCGCTTCCATCGGTAACCACAATCCTGTCAGCGACTGGCGGCAATAAAGCTGCGTTAGAACGCTGGGCGAAGAAAAATCCAGGCGGTAGAGAAGCAGCCGCAGCACGGGGTACCAAAGTTCACTCCCTGATGGAGGAGTATCTCCTCGGCATCAATAAAAATCCGGTGATCGAGGACGAGGAAATTGCCCAGTTCTGGGATGGTTTACCTGAAAATCTCGACAAACTAGGCCGAGTCATCTGGGCAGAGAACCCAGCGGGTGACGCATTCCCGTGGACAATGGGAGGTGACGGAATTAGCCGGGTTTGGCACCCAGGGGTGAAAGAAGGTGAGAACTGGGGATGGGCTGGGGCGCCTGATATCGTCGCCGAATACAAGAACAAAGTTGTGCTTGGTGACCTTAAAACCTCAAATGGTCCTTATTATTCGCGTTGGCCGGGGCCTGACACAATCAAGTCCGAGTACGGAATGAAGCGGGCAGGCTTCATGAAATACCAGAAATGCATGATGCAGATGGGGGCTTACGCCATGGCCCTCGAGCATACGGTTGGTATTGTTCCTGAAATCCTGATGATTTTCGTCGCGACGCGGGAACGGTCCCAGGTTTTCGCAGTCCAGGGCGGAACAATCGAGAAATATAAGCAGAAATGGCTTGATGCCGTTACAAAATATTACAGTGAGATCCTGCCCGGTCTAACCGAAGAGGAAGACTCCTGAGATTCGGTATGAGATGCGTTTAACGCAGATGTATCCGCCCTACCGTGGAATGACAGGAAGACTACAGGTTTCAGGGTAGCCAGCTCAGCAGATGCAGGCTAACTTGACCCTGGCGTCCAAAACGCTTGCAATAACAGGACTGTGACGACCGCTACACCCGAACCACAACGACCACGAAAGCACCTCAAGCCGGGGCAGATCGACCTCGCTTTGCTCCCGCCGGATTGGGCGCTGACTCCTCTGAATGGTAAACGGGCTTACGTAGCGGGTTGGACGACCTCACCTTACACCGTCGAGCAAATCCAACAAGAACTGGATCAAGGTCGCGCCACGGGGGTCGGTCTTTTGACCGGCCAATGGTCCAATGAAGGTGGCCTGGTCTGGGTTGATATTGATGGTCCAGACGCGATCCCAGCATTAGAAGAGCTTGCTGGTGGTCCGCTTGATGTCGTTTTTCCGCCGACGCTAACGATTTCATCGGGCAAAGAAGGCCGGATGAGGATGCTGTATAGCGTCCCAACTTCGAAGCTGTCGATGTTGCCTGACAAGGCGACAATCAAAATCGACATCCCATCATTTGAAATCTTGTTCCGTTCCAGGCAAGGGGCGGTCATGGGTGCTCACCCGGAAACGGACGGGTACTTTACAACGCCGCATGGCGGGTTCGAGTATGCCAAGAACCCACCTGAGCTGCCGGAGTGGCTTTATAAGGCGATTGCTAAGGCGTTCCCAACCAACAAATACCGTAAGCCTGTAACCGGTGGGGTCATTACTCAGCAGGTGAACCTTACCTACGAGGAAGGTTCCAAATATCAGATCGAAGAGGCTGAAAACGAGGCTCGGGTTTACCTCGAAAACCTAGATTTGGAGCGGGCTGAAGACTACGAGGAGTGGCTTGCTGTTGGTATGTCACTCCACCAAGTCTCGGAAAATCTACTCGAGGACTGGGTTGAGTGGTCTGCTCAAGCTGATAATTTCCAAGATGGCGTCTGTGAAGATAAGTGGCGGTCATTTGAACGTCTGCCTGGAGGACCAAGCCCGGAAGGTGCCAGGGGTCTGCAGACTTTGCGGGCCAAGGCGAAGGAAGATGGTTTCATTGATCTTGGTGGATTCGTTGTTGAATCACCCGAAGTTTTAGCTCAGAAAGCCGCTGAACTCTTTGGCGATGACGAAGAACCCCCAATCGGACGGGGAGGTTATAACTTCAATCGGAAGCTGAGTGAGATCATTGGTGGTCCGAGCGACGATGAAGAACAAGAAGTCCGTCAACGCGTCAACGGAAAGGGTAAACCTCGCACGCCACCTGCCTCTGAGCTAGCTGAAGTAGTCACCGTAATGATGAAACAATGCGGTTGGCTCTACGATCCGAAGTTCGACACTTTCATGTTCTACCAACGTGATCGCGGGACATGGCGTCGGGAAAATCACATCAATGAATATAAATATGCAATTCAAGATCTCTTTCTAACAGAACGTGGTGTACAAGTTCCCGGTGGTTTCACGTCTCATCTCTTGACCGACGTAGCCAACCTAACCAAAGCCTACCTCCTGCACGATTATTGGGATGATGAACCCGATAAACTCGCTTTCAAGAACGGAGTTTTAGAGCTCAACACAGGTGAATTCCTCGAGCACGACAGGGATAATCACATCACTTGGGGTCTAGATTTTGACTACGATCCAAGTGCTGATCCCGGTCCAATCATTAAATGGCTGGAGCGTACACAATACGGAGATGAGGGCCGTGTCCAGGTGCTCCGGGCTTGGTTGAGGGCCTGTTTGGTGGCTCAAGGCCAGGAGCTACAGCGGTTCCTCGAAGTCATCGGTCCTGGTGGTCGCGGTAAGTCCACTTTCGCCAACCTCTGCTGTGCCATGGTCGGTTCGGGAAACTACGCCAGCACCACTTTGAATCAGTTAGAGCAAAGCCGGTTTGAGGTTGCGTCGATCAAAGGTAAGCGGATGACGCTGATTAATGATTCGGAACGTTACGGTGGTTCTGCTCAAATTTTTAAGGCGCTGACCGGCGGTGACAATCTCCGCTTTGAGGAGAAAAATAAGAACGTTGGAGAGCCGTTCGTCTACACCGGTATGGTCATGGTTGTAGCGAACGAGCCGATCCAGACCACAGATAACACGTCTGGTTTGAGTCGCCGTCGCCTCACGATTGAATTTAATCGCCCGCTTTACGACAAGAGTTCGGAAGCCAAGGAGATGATTAAGCTCGATCAGGGCATCGTAAAGGGCTTATGGAAGCATTATTTACCCGGCTTGGTGAACTGGGTGCTCCAGATGAGCGACGATGAAATGCGTCAATATCTACTCGACACTTACGAAATGGTGCCTTCTCTCCAGAGGGTACGGAATGAGATCCTCCTTAACAGTAATAACTTGGTTGAGTGGTTGCAGTCGGAGATTGTGATCGACGATAAGGCGACTACTGCAGTCGGCAAGAAAATCCCAGCAGCTAAAGACGATAAAGAGCGGTACTGCAACAGCAAATACCACCTCTATGCCAGTTACTGTTCCTATTGTGAAGATACCGGTTCTAAACCAGTGGGTCAGAAGCGGTTTATCGCGCTGGTCATGGATTGCTGCCGAAATCAGCTGCAGATGGACGGGATTAAATCGTTTTCAAAGGGCGGACGACCTTTCGTTAAGGGTCTAGCCATCCGCGCTTCTGATGCGAAGTACGAAAAGTTCCCGACAATCTTGCCAGAAAGCTGATTAGCGTTGCTTACTTGGGCTCATCTGGCCACGTTATCTCCCAGGGGAATCCTTCCTGGCTCGGCACATCACGTAGTGCCTGACGGTAGGTTTCCCATACGGTCTTATCCACTGGAGAATCGGCGAGCTGGGTCCAGTCACAGGCGGCCAGACGCTTGTTGCGGTCATCGCGGACAGCCTTAGCTTGCTCAGCGTCCTTGGCGAAGCAATATTCCTCCCACTGCTCAGCAGCGGTGTGAACCACGCCTTCATCGTCGGTGTAGTCCTGAAAAACGGGACCGGCAATGTACTTGGTGAACCACTGCCCGTTCACCTTTTCAATGCCATCACGCACGCTGATTTGATACGGCGGTGTGGTTTGCGCTTGTGGACCCTCAAGAATTGGGTCATAGTCAAAGCTATTTAAGATCTCAACTGTCAGAACCTTGGGAAAGCTGGTGTTGGGATGTTCGGAGCGGAATTGGCTGTCGGTGATGACAGTGCCAGTGGTGCGGTTGCGAAGTTCCATGGTGATCAGGCAATGGCTAAGAAGATGTAGGAACCGCCTGACGCATTGATGGCGGCAGGGGCAGAGCTGCTGATCTGGAAGCCAGAACTCAGCGGGTCAATGTAGTCGGTGCTAGTGACTTCTGTTGCAGTGGAGTTAATTAGAAAATATGGATCGTTACCGCTAACAATGCCGCGAGCGGTGTCCCAAACGTACCAGTCACCAGTGCTATCCGTGCGCTTAATCAACACGAACCGTGCGCCAGATGCAAAACCACAGTCAACATTGAGCGTGGTGCCAGTTCCGGTGTAACTGCCGACTTTGGAAATGCCAGGGAGGGTGGCGAAGAGGTAGGCGATGTAGTTATAACTTGAGCTATTAACATAAACGGTATTGACGTTGCCAATCGTAAAGTTAGTGCTAGATACAGCGTCTATAACATTGGAGGTCTGCTGTGCCGCATTGGTATTCAAGAAGACCCAACTATCGGATTGCGATATGTAGACAAACCACCCAAAAGCACCATTTCTCGGTTTAATAATTAACAGCTCTGGAGCAACAGCTAAGTTATGATTGATCTGCGTAAAATCAACACTGTTGCCCGTATAAGCCACCACGTCGAAGAAGCCGGGGGCGCGGCGGAAGTAGTAATTTGCGTATTCTTCTGTTGAGCTATCAAAAGCGCTAGTATAAATAAACTCATCTTGCTTGCCAGATTGCTTTAAATAAGGTCCAGCTTCGGTACCGGCAGAAGATGTGTCTAGATGCTTAAAATCAGTTAATCTGGCTGCCGCTTGATTGCCGAGAAAGGAGTCTAAATTTTTGTACCAATACATATCACAAGGGTTTAGGTTGGTATCAAAAATTGCATTAGTTACTCTGCTAGTAGTGGTAGTGGTAACGTTAAACACCGTCGTCGCATCTTCGGGCGTCTTCGTCGGCCCACGGCGGATGGCGATGTAGATAAAAGTTTCACCAACTGCGTCAAAATCTACAATTGTATTGCCAAGTGTGAATCCGGTAGATTCAAGTTTGTAGGTATTGTTGACGAAATATGCAGACTCATCGCCTGATGCATTTGGCACCAATGCCTTATTGACAGCATCTGCCGTCCATCCCCTCATTGTATCGAATACATACCAGTTGGACGCACGGTTTGCGTTTTTGACGAGCAACCACTGCGGCTCCCACTCAATATCAATCGTTGGACCTGCGGTGCTTCCGTTCCCCGTATAACTCCCACACTTAATCACACTTTCTGTTTCGTCATCGCCAAACCCGCCGGCGTCGTGCGCGAATACGTAGGCGACGTAAACAACACCATTAGCATTAACACTGCCGGTTGACGGCGCAATTTCGGAGCTTCCGATTTTTATGGCTGTTGATGTAACAAAACTGTTCCAGCTTGCGCTTATACTTGCCGCGCCTGTACCGTTTAAGTTGAAATAAGTGGCTGCCGACGAACCATTATTGCGGTGCCAGACTGCCCAATCTCCAGATGCACTTGTCGCTTTAACTATTACACATCCAGGAATACTGCCTAAATTATGTGTGATGCTACGACTGGCAGTTCCATCCCCAGTATAAGTCACCACATCAAAGAACTTCTTCGCCTTGCGGAAGGTCCAGGAGGCGTAGTTATTAGTATTCGCATTAACGCCAGCGCCGGTGCCACTTATCCCGAAATTGTCTGACCCATAAGTCAAAACAATGTTGCTGTGCTGAGACTCGTTAACGTTTAGGTTTGTTCTGAGACTGTTTATTCCACCACGCTCCGTGTCATAAACATTATGGTTGTCAATTGTGCCTCTGTTCTTAATCCAAACCATTCCCCCTTCACCCGCCAGATCAATCCCATTCGTGATCGTCTGCGTGCTGCCGTTGCCGGTATAAAGCCAGGTGCTGA